CTACTGTATCAACTACCCTCTCTAAATTATTTAGTTCTTTGTTTAATCTACTAATCTTGAACACACCCACAACTACAACCGCAACTAACGTCACGACTATAACTGCACATATACCCAACAAAAATGGCATTAAAAATTCCATAACTTTTCTCCTTATTCCCAAAGAACTATAACACTATTATTTATTTAATTTACATACTACCAATAACAGCAGAATATTCTTTAGCATTCATACTTTTTTTAGCAAGCGAAGTCAATTCATTGGATATACTATCTCTATATTTACTAATTTCACTTGGTAGAGAACCTTCTATTTCGTGAATATCATCAATTGCTTGCAACAAAAGTTGATGTTTTTTTGATTTTAAATGTTTTGCCAATTCCATCTTTGCCTTGGTATGTTGGTTATCATCGGTAAATTTTTCCATTTTATTCACAAGATTTCTTATTGGTGAAGAAACTTCTTCTTCGGCTGCTTCTTTTACCATCTTTGCAAATTTACTTGTTACTCTTTTTTGCAGTTCTCTGCCTTCATTGACTAAATCTCTCATCACATTCTCCAAGTTAATTATTGTAATAGTTACATATAGAAATAACTATTTAAACTTATTTTATTTCACACGCACCACCGGCACACGCTAATTCACCAGACAAATCAGTATTGTCTTCTAATTCAACAACATTACTTAAATCAACATCATGTAGTGTTTCAATCAACTTATTGAATTTTTCTTCATCAATATCTTCAAATGGTGCCTGAATATAAGTGCCACCATCATACGGCAATACGGAAAGACCATTAAAGTGTTCTTTATTTTCCCACATCCAATTCCCAACAGCGTCCCATTCGTGTTCGCGTATAGATACTGTTGCAGATATATTATGTGTGTTCATACCTGTTCTATGACCCGGTTTAATCCAATTCTGATTGAACCACTTTACTCTTTCCAACAACTGCAAAGGACTTTCACTACGAAGTATTGAACCTTCTGGTGACTTTTGTGGGACACCAATTACAGCAGTATCATGTGGACGGAAGTATTCATCTTCTACCAATTCAGGATGATTGATTGAAAGATAAGTATAAATTGCTTCATTCTTACCAACACGAACACGGCGTAAATAGAAATCATTGTGCCATGCATGGATTCCGGATGAGCAACCTAATGTCAATGAGGATGTTCCCGCAGGTTTAATCGTTGTTGTTCTTGCAGATTTATTGATACCGATGAGTTCAGCAACTCTTTCATTTTCTTCTCTCGATGCCTTAGCAGCAGCTTTCAAATCTAATTTCTGAGCTTTACCAGAACCAATGCCTGTCATACCAACACCAAGAAGTGCATCCTTCTCAGTTGTTCTTTGCCAGATAGGACGAAGGTAATGAAAATCCGTATATCCTGCCTGCATTGTTCCAATGAAAGCAGCAGCACGAACTCTCTCTTCTAAATCTTCTTGGTCAACAACATCTGATACATTTACTTCACATAGGTTACAAAATTGGAAAGGACGAAGTGCAATTTCGCAACATGGGTTTGTTCCCCAATCTTTATCATTTGAAAGATAAATTCCAGGTTCACCTGCATTAGATAATTCTATTTTCTTCCAAAGTGATTTGAAGAATTCCTCAGATACTTTACTACGAAGAAGAACTGCCGAATTATTGGCTCTGCCTCTTTGTGGATTGAGTTCCCACCAGTTTCCAAACTTACATGAAATCATATCGTCATCATCAGCAGAGAAAAGAGAAATTAGAGCAGCACGGCGAATACCACCTGCAAGAACTGCGTCTGCAATATGACAAACAATATCGTGAACTTCAATCGGTTTTAATTGTTCACCATCATTTTTAAGGTCAAGAATTGCTCTAATCTTTTCAATACAAATGCGGAGTGGCTCTGGTCCTGGTGCCTTACCACCACTTGTGATAAGTCTTGCACCTTTGTGACGAATATCTGAATAATCAAAACGAATAGATGAACCGCCAGTGAAATATGATTTCATTACGGCTTTAATTGCATCTGCCCAACCTTCGATTGAATCACTAACTAAAAATCGTCTTTCTTTTGATTGAGGTTTGTGTATAGTTGGTAATTTTTCAGCATGATGTTTCTGAACTGAATAACCAACACCAGTTCCACCAAGTAAAAGAAACATTACTTCACCAAAGGCACGCCAATCATCTATTGGCATATAAGCACAGTTATAAACTCTGTTTGGAGAAATTTCGATAGGTTTACCACCAAATTGAAGTGAACGCATTGATGGTAAAACTTTTTTGTCATATACCAATTTATAGACATTTTCTATCTCGTCTTTCAACTGCGGATATTTTCTTTGATGCATTTCTTTATTTCTCGTTACCAATTCTTCCCAAGTTTCTCTACGATTCTTTTCAGGAATGAAACGAGCATATTTCATATAAACAGTAATTTCAGACAAGATGCGATTGCTAATGTCCATTTATTTCTCCATTGATTTTTTTTATTGAAAACGTAATTTTTGATATGAAAATCTAAATCATATACGAATAAGTATGTGATTTATGATAAAAAAATTGGGTTTTGCTAAATTATTTTTTAATCCATTTTTCCCCATTCCACCATTCAAAATTTGGATAATCTATTTTGTAATGGAATGGTCTATACCACTCACCGATGTATAGGTATGGATATGTGTGTTCACTTAATTTATCTATAAAATAATAACAAGTTATTGGGGTTATACCATTCCTTTTTACTTTACCACCAAATACTGCAGAAAAAAATGGTATATTTTCAAACCAATTTAATACACAAAAAACTTCGGAATTAAAATAATATATTTCATGGTCAAATGATAATACAGTTTCTAAATAAGAATTAGCGTTATCTGAATAGTATGATTTGCATTGTTCAAATATCTCACGGTAATTACCATCTTTTGTTATGTTAATTTTTTTAATACGATTCTTTTTACGAACTGATATTGGAGCAATTTTTACTCTCGATGATTTTGATTGAAACCATTCATTGTTCAATGTTGGCAACCAACCATTCTCAAACATATATTGAATCGATTCATCTGTTCTTTTAGAAAAAACTTCACATAAGAAAGATGAATTAGTTTCACTATCTACGAATATTCCGTTGTTGTGATTGTATCGTATTATCATTTAATTTCTCGTTGTATAACCGCGAACGATCCTCATTGGATTCGCCAGCATCTAAGTCAGTATGATCATAATTCATAATTTCAGTATCGGGTGTAACCCATCTTGCATTTCTTTCTGCAGTCCAAAGAGTTCTATTATACATTCTATCAATGACAAATTCAGATTTTGTTGTGAAAGATGAATCATGTAATCTCAATCTATTATTTGGTTGTATTGCAAAGTTACCATTATCCATCATTATTACATGACCGCATTTGTGTTGAGACGGATATTCTGAGAATAGATAGTCTGTGTCACCGGAGTCTGTGCTTGCAGCCCAATCAAGTGTAAATAAATATTTACCACTATACTCTTTTCTTCTTCTTGAAATAAATTTAATAACTTTATTTTTTAAATAGGGAAACTGTGTTGCAGATACATGATAAGAAAATGAATCCCATAAAACTAATTCATCTAATTCTTGTTCCTCCGCATCTTCTTTCCAACAAAAAGCGTGAATAGGCATTCTCCACCAAATACCACCATCCTCCATGACAAAATGAAACAATGGTGCTTGTCCAGGAATCGATGCAAACCCAAAAATAAAACACGGAAACTTTTTATCGAAAGAATCCTTTTGGTCACGGAGAAAGTTTCCTCTAACATACGCTTCTATTACCGGTATTGGTGTGTTTAGGTACATATTAAAATCCTTCTAATTCTTTGAATTTCTGCGATAGTGCCTTCTTAACATTCATATCACCTTTCATTGCAGTAGTAACACTCTGTCCCATATCAGAACTTGGTTCATATATTTCAATATGACCAGTCATAGTATTTATTTTGCTTGGGAATGTCATACCATCTGGACCAAAACGATTTTTGATAATATGCCATCTGCCTGTTCCACCGACCTTATCATTTAACTTTCTTGAAAGAGACATGATGAAATCAGCAATCATAATTTTATTATATGATTCTGATACTTTACCACCTTCTATGACATCATCTTCAAGTGAGGAACGGTTTGCCTGTGATGCAGTCCATATTGGGATTTGATATGTTCCACCGATACCACGAAGATCCTCATAGATGTCATTCAATTCCAATCTTTTATCACCAGCTTTAGCCGGTCTAAGCAAATCTGCATAGTCAACGATAACCAAATCTGGTGGTTTACCTTGACTTATACATTTTTCAATATGTGATGTTAATGTATTTATACTTGCAGTTTTTGTTGGGTAATACTTTACAATTAGTTCACCCTTTAATGTTTCCATAGTAGAACGAATTTTTTCTTGAGCGTGTTCTTCTGAAAGGTTTTGGAAAGCAATCTTTGTAAAATAAGCATCAAATCTTCTTGCAACATAAAACTGATTTAGTTCGAGTGTATAATATATCACTCGTTTACCAGCTTTAACTGCCTGTGCAGCAATACTTACCAATCCCCAAGACTTACCACCACCGGCAGGAGCAACAATAACTCCAAGTTCCCCACCGGCAAGACCACCACTCATAATATCATCAACAACATTCCATCCAGTTGATACAGAAGTTCTTGCACCTTCTTCATAACGAGCAACAATATCTACAATATATTCGTGACCAATATCTTTATCAGTTCCAGCTTTAAGTGCATTATCAATTTTCTTTTTTATAAGGTCATATTTACCACTCTTAAGCAAATCAACAGACTCGATAATTGCAACCTTCATTTTTTGATTCTTACAAAATTCCAAAGTTGTTGACTTAACATATTCAGCATCTGTACTATCTTTATACTTTGCAGTTTCTTTCAAAGAATCCGCAATAGTGCTTTTCAACACCTTATCTTCCACGTCTATCAACTCTGACTTGAATACTTCAGCAGTAGGTGCAGTTCTATACTTTTCATAATAGGACATTATCTTAGTAACAACCCAACTATTTGCCTGAGATTCAAAATATGTTGGTTCAATTATATCGGAAACTTGTTGTAAGAATGCCCTATCATTGAGCAGAGAAGAGATAACTTTTGTCTGAAATATATGACCATACTGGGATAAATTATCCTGCATACTTGTTCCTAATGGAATTTAATGTTGTGAAATTCTTCTGAATCCAAATATCCCAATTCAAAATTGAGTTTTGTAATTTATCTTCTATAAACAGTTTATCCAATGCAATTTTATTGATGGAATCGATTTCACCATCAACAAGATGTCTTATAGTTGATTTTGTACTTTGTGAAATATCAACATCGTGTAGTTGCATAATACGATAGTTGGTTTCCAATACATTTATATTGTTTTTCAGTTCTTGAATTGATTTGGATTTACTATCATACAATTTACAAAATTCTACGAACATTTCCAAATTTATTTTTCTTTTTTCCGATAAAATCGGAAAATTTTTTAATATAGTTTTTTCACCAATACCCTTTATACCAGAAACATTATCACTTTTATCACCGAGAAGTGATTTGTATATTATGTAGTTTTCACACCATATACCAGTTTCTTCGAGTAGATTTTCTGGTGTATACATCTTCTTTTTGGTTGGCAAGTAAACGCTAACTCTATCGGAAACTAATTGTAGAAAATCTCTATCATTAGATAGGATTACACACTTTTCTTTGAAATAAGAGGAAAGATAGGCAATCACATCATCTGCCTCGATTTTATCAATGGAGATTGTAGTGAATAAACACGAAACAGTTGATACTTAATTGAGGATTGTTCATCATCAATATCTTCAAACCCAACTACACGGTTCAACCGTGACTTGATTGCCCTACCTTCCTTATAGTTTGAATAGATTTCTTTACGGCGTTGTGAACCACCTTTACCATCAAAGACTACAACAACCCGTGTGGGATTAACCATACGGATTGTTGCACCAAGTGACTTCAAGAAACCAGATAGACCACCGACATGACGACCATCTTCGTTTAATGTTGGGATGGCAGAAAAGGTGCGTATAAATAAATTCATCCCATCAACAATCAAAACCTTACTATCACGATGGAAGTTGTCTTGTTCTTGTCTTTCTGTTTCTATTTCTTGTAAAAGTCTTTGATATTTTCGGTTCATACTTCGTCTTGTAATAATGGTTCATTTGAAAGTGTTACATCGTCTATACGAGCTTCATCGAGTTTCTTATATTTCATAATTACTTTCTCTGCGATTTCATCATAAACTATATCATACAATTCAGGATTACTCATAATCTTTTCAACAAATTCTTTGGATTGAAATTTGATTACCTCACCAGTTCTTTTGTCTGTCCATTGATACCAAGCACCTGATTGTGAAACAAGATTGTGTTCCTTCATAACAGTTAGCCATGAAGAATAGTCATCTATACCACTATCAAAATAAACTTCATATTCACATTCACGAAGCGGTGGACCACATCGATTCTTAACTAATTTTGCCTTAACTCTCGAACCAACAATTTCATCACGACCTTCTCTCTTTGCCTTAATGGCACCGATTGAAGATAGACGAATACGAACAGAGGCATGGAAAGGAATACTTTTACCACCAGGTGTTGTCCAAGGATCAGAGAATGCTGGGGCATTTAATTTCTGACGAAGTTGGTTTGTGATAATCAAACAAATACGCTCTCTACCGATAAGATTTGTAATCTTTCTCATTGCCTTTGAAATGATAAGTGCCTTTGCCGTAGCATAACCATCCTTATCAAAGTCTGCAGCCATTTCTGTTTTAGTGGATGCACCGGCGATTGAATCAACTACTATCGTTACCAATCTATCTTTATCGGATGAACGAACTTTGTCAATGATAACATCAACAGTTTCAAAAATATCTTCTACCGTTTCCAATGGAACATACAACATATCTTTTAAATTCAAACCGATTGCAGATAGATATTCCGTTGCGATTGCATTTTCGGTATCGATATAAACTGCAAGACCACCTTTCTTCTGTGTGTTTAGAAGTGCATGGGCAGCAAGTAGGGATTTACCAGATTGTTCAAGACCTGTTATTTCAGATACTCTACCAACAGGAAATCCACCATACTTGCGATTAGAAATAGCCAAATCCAACATGGTTGAGCCAGTTCCAACCCATTCTTTTACTATCGTAGGTGCATCACTATCACCTTCAAGAAAGTAAGCAGTCTTAACATTTTGTGATTTGAATTGCTTGTTTATAGTCTCCGCGATAACTCCACCGAGTTCATCGGAGAGATCACTTTTACTTTTTGCCATAACTTGTCCCTATTAAAAAAGGTCATCAAATGTAACACCAATATCTTCACTTGAAGATGGTTTTTGTGTTTCTGTTTTCTCTTGTTTGTAATTAAGATCAGCAGAACTTTCATCTTGTGATGATGTACCCATCCAAGTTTGTAGTTGGATTTTCAAATCATCATAAGTTGGTTCTGGATATAATTCTGTAATTTGAGGTTGTGTCTTAATCTTTTCAAGAACATCTGGATTCTCTGTGATAACCGTTTCTTTTGGTTTCACACGAATCGATGTTTCTGCATAAGTTTTACCAGCCTCTTCTGGTGGTTTCACAGTTACAACAATATCACGACCTGATTTTGGATCAGATAAATCACCATAATCTGGATCAACGAAGAATGCAAGTAGTTCTTCATAGATTTGTTTACCGAATCCCCAAAACTTTACACCTTCGTTTTCTTGACCACGAATGATAACGGGAACATAGATACGCATTTTTGGTTCTAATTTTCTACCCATTACCCAATCTTCTTTATCTCCAGTTTGTTTGAGTTTTTCAGCAAACTCAACAACAGGATCAGGACGACCAAATGATGCAGGAGAAAGAATAGATCTTTTACCTAAATTGTAATGAAAATACAATTCGATAAATGGATTTTCTCTGTTGTGAATGTAGGGAACAATTCTGATTTGTGTTTCACCTGGATCGGGTTTCCAAATGTTAGATGTGCGATTGTTTGTATTCTTTAATGAATTCAAACGGTTTTTGATTGCATCGAGGTTTATAGCCATGATGTAACTCCTAAATGTGTAATAAATAATGTTTAATCGTTACTACAAGAATGTCAGTTCTAATAGAACAATACTAATATAATGATTTAATGTTTAATAAGCAAGCAATTTTTTCTATAAATAAATATGGGAAGTCTTTGGACTTCCCATATTATCATTTGTTGTAATTCATCAATTTTTTTAATCGTTTGACAACACCCTCTGGCATTTTTTCCACATTGAATGTATTATCCACCCATGCAGGAGCATCATCGGTTTGGGGCATTACATCCCTCTTTGGTGCACCAGCAACTGGTGGACTTTGACTTTTTAACTTCTCAACATTACCCCAAATGTAGTCTGCAATCGCTTCTGGTGTATCGCCCTTACCATATTTCTTGAATACCTCAACGACTGGCTCTTTTATGTTATCGGTAACATATTTTTTCAATTCACCCTCACCTACTGTAAAAAGATTTACACCACCACCTGCAGCAGTTGGAACTGTACCTGTTTGAGCTGCAATACCGATTTGAGTAGCTTTCAATGCTTCAAGTGGTTTTTTAATATCAGATAAATCCATTGCCTTTATTTTTGCATCTGGATTTATACAAAATACCTGTGACCATCTGTGATGTCCGTCTATTACAAATTTACCTCCACCAGCAGTTACTATGGATTTCCCAGCAACAGCAACAACTCCACCTTTCAAATAAAGTTCAGCACTTGCAGGATCCTTTAATGGATAACTCAAAGACTTATCCATCACAACTTCATTTTGAGTTGGTTGTAAATCAGTACAAATAGGTGCAATTCCTGATGTTTTTACAGGAGATTCTGATGATAATGATTTTATAGCATTTAAGAATTTTTCATCTTTAATGTTATCACCCAAATCTTTAACAAAAGTTGCATAATCTTTTTTAAGAATTTTTTTCAATTCTTCTTGTGCCTCATCTTCGTTAAGTTTAACCTTAACTTCATTTACTAAACTTTTTAATGAATTTCTCATAAATAATCTCTCTATAAAGTATTAACAAATTCTTCTTGTATTTTCAATTCCTCTGGACTTGCTTTACCAGTTTTACCCCAGTCTGGAAGAACAGACATTATATGGAATGCCTTTGCACTCATAGAATCTTTAACCCATTTTCCAGATGTTGGATTTTCTTTATTTTTTAATATATTCACATGATTCATTCCCGGAAAAACATATAGTGGCATACCACTTGCTTTTGCTAACATTACCGAGTGTTTTAAAGGAACTATATCATCGCTTCCACCATGAATTATTGCACCGTTTCCACTAATCTCAGAACCATTTAAAGAAACAGTTGGCCATTGTCTATTCCACGCAGGTGCAACAAGATAAACTGTATCTGGTTTTTTTGCACCCATTGATAATGCCTGCAATAGTATTGCTCCGCCACGAGAATATGCAATCAATGTTTTAGGAAGTTCTTCATTCAAATATAATATTGCCTTTTCAATATCCTCACTTGTTATTTGAGTTGAATCTGAAAATGCGGGACATCCAGTCTCTTGGTCTGGACTTGTCCACTCAACATTACAGGTGTCAATTCTCATATCCTTTGGTTTCATTCCATATCCATGAAAAGCACCTTTATCAATCCCTATCTCTTTTAATATTTCTGATAATTTTATCATCTGTATTTTGAAGAAATAAGGTGTGTTCTGATTATTTCTTTGATTTTCTTACGGAGTTTATTCTTCACCCTTTCATTGACTTTTATTTCAGTCTTTGGTTCTTCATCTTTTTTAGTTGTAGGTGCAGGTTCTTCCTTGGTCATTACAGTTGAAATATCATCATCCAACTTCTCTGTAATTTTTTCTGCAACATGATTGATTTCGGAAGTTAATGATTCAAGAACTTGTATATCATCATCAGTTAGTCTTCTTTTGATGAAAAGACTTATCTTTTCTATCAATCTTTGTATATCCTTTTCATGTTGTTCTCTTTCTGCTTCTAAAAAAGGCATAGACTTTACTTTATCCAATGTTAAAAAAAGTCCTTTTAACTGTGGATGCCCAGCAAATCTGGATGATATTGCTTGTAGTTTTTCTTCATTCGCCTTGTAGTTATCCGATGAAAACAATTTTTTAAACCAAGAACGTATCATTTCTAAATCTACTGATGAAAATATCGTCTTGATATATCCACGAGACTTAGATATACAGTTTATAGCATCTATCAGAATTATGTAACTGAAAGGACTGGCTGCGGATGATGAAATTGCTTCTTTTATTTTATTACTATTTGTATTCATTTTTTTCTCACGGCATTAAACTTATTTTTTTAGCACTTTGTATTAAATACAAACTTATACTTGTTTTCTTATTGAAGAAATGCAACTTTCCAGAAATTGGTTTTTTATATTCATATCCTATGGACTTCAAAGCATCTATTATTTCATGTTCTTTATACGGTTCAACATTTATCATATTGTCCGGTAAAATTGTAATATTAGGTAACTTAGTTTTCATTTCAGTAAAAATAGAATCAAAACCAGAACCTTCTTGAATATCTATACTCTCGAATAGTGAATTCACTATACGTTTTGTTACTTCATTTATTATGCTTTGTATTTTTATTTTTTTCATTTGATATTACCACAAAAGGATATAAATAAATATGATAATTAAAATTATTTTACCAACTGTAAACTCTAACTAAGAATATTTTTACAACTCTGAATCCTTCTCTGTTTTTCAGAAGTGCACAGTTTCTATATCGTTCCCATTCAATAGGGTATTTTTTATCTAATACACCATTGTTTAAATTCATTATCAATTCATTAAGAGCATTTATTGTATAGATAGTATTAGTTTCACGCTTCTGATGAACCATTATTGAATTCGGTAAAAACTTTTTGTAAGCATCCATTACTATATTATACGAAAGGATAGAATCCTCTTTCGTTTCAAACGATTTAAAATGGAATACTTTATTATTTAATATAGAAAAATTTTGTTTTATATCGGTTAAATTTTCGTCAACTTGATGTTTGCGAGTAAATGTGCATACTAATTGTGTTTTCAATACCTCTCTCTCAAATATGATAATATTTATACTTCATATAAATATGTTTCTAAATTTGTTTAATGTTACCAAAATCATCGCCCGTGTAAATTTTTACTGACATATTATCAGTTTCAAATGCACGGTGAAGTGTGTCTATAATACCCATTTCATCGGGATGAACATCGAAAATAAATGCATCATATAGATACATCATAAATACAGATTTCTTATTTTTTAAATGGGGTAAAATAGTTTTTATCTTACGGACATTGTATTCAGTTTCTAATGATTGTAAGATATAATTAAATACCTTATTTGGTGTGGCGTCTTGAATATCTCTGAATGTCTTTTCGTAGAACCAAGACTTTACGATTCCTTCTGTTTCATATTGTTCATAGAAGGTATCAATCATTGCCTGAATACTCTGAAAGAATGGATTACTCATAAATTCTGGTGTTATTGTTCCGTAGATATTTTGAAAGACTTTTGATTTAAAATCATCATAGTCAATATCCATACCCAATTCTTCTTGTATTTGTTCGTATGGATGTCCTTCAAATTTATATTCTAATATCTTTGCCAATAGTTTAATATGGAAAGCATCATAATCAAATTGAACAATTTTACCACCTTCAAACCTTGAACGGATTTTATCTCTACTACCGTCTTTTTTATTCATTGCAGAGAAGTTAAAACCATCCCATGCATTACTTGGTCTACTTGTTGCAGTATACCACATATAATTTTGTTTCTTTAATTCTTCACCGGCAAGAATATCATGTTTTTCTATTTCATGGAAAACATTTATAAAATCGTTACAGTAATCTATACAATTCTGATCAGGTTGTGTTTCTCGATAAAATTTTAAAACATATTTTGCGATCTTTCTTGCCCATTCTAATTGTTTTGAAAGTGGTATGACATGACCTAAATCTTCTATCTTATAAAACTTGTTTGCAAGTGCTTCCATTCCTTTTGGATAGAACTCTTTTGGATTTATGTTGTCTCCAATATAATAGTGAAGATAGGAATTCAAGTCTATACCGTCATTAAAACCTTTATAGACCAATACCTTTTTATTGAACACAAGGGTTTTTTTATGTAACTGTATATCATGTAAATGAACATCTACATCTATTTCGTCTGGATGTGTAAAGTTAATATATTGTTCTTCACCATCAGTAAATAGAAAATACATACCTATAATACTAACATCAGATGGGTGTTTGTTTGGATTACTTGTAATCGGAATGCAAATTGAAGGTTTTTCTTGAAACATATATTAAACATCGTAAACTGAAAATTCTCTTAGATTTTTTAGTATCTTTGCTAATATAGGGAATTTTTTTGAATTGCGCAAGATAATTCTTCTATTTGTATCAACAACACCGGGTGTTATCAATATATCGTCTTTGTACATATCAAATTCAGGTCCACTTAATTTCCATGGTACAATAACAAGACCGTATAAAAAATGATTTATACCTTCATTTAGAGAATTAAAGTTTTCAGTTTGTTTTTCATCTATCTCAAAAAACACTCTTTCTGGCTCATTTCTTTTGTATACAAAGTATCTATTCATGGCACCATTACTAACTTCACCCAGAGTTGGTATTCTTTTAACAACACTTGGTGCAGTATATCTATAATATTGTGTGGTTGAACCTAATACTTTTCGTTTTTCACCATTTGTAAAAGTAGTGTACTGCTTCAAATCTAAATACTTAAAATAAGTTTCAGTTTGTTCTTTATATCGAATTAGACGCTTTGATTTAATAGGATCCCATTCTTTTTCAGTATAAACTTCACCTGTTGTATAACTGTGATAGTATCCAGAATATTCTTTCCAATCGTCAAGCAACATCCATTCCTTTCCTTTTGTAAAAAGATTTTTAGTTATTTGATAATCAGGATAAAATATTTTTCTTCTTTTTGCCATCCGGATTCCTATTAAATATTAGCGTTAGGTTTAATTCTACACGCAGTGTTTAAAGTTGTTTCCCATGCAGCTGATGTAATTTTGTGATCTATTTTTGTTACAACAAACGCAACATGAGGAACATATCGCGTAGGAACAAGTGATGTAGTTATAACGTCACCAAATGTCCATCCGCTTATCCCATCTATTGTTATACTAAGATTTATAGGATATAGCGATTCATTTAACCAATGGGCAGCGTCTCCACCAGCACCACCAAACTTTTTATATTTTTGTAGATTTCCTCTGAATGCCTCGCACCAAGAATTATTAAATCCTGTTGCAGTAAAATTTTCCAAAGATTTAGTTATATCTTTTTTTACTTCATCTATTTTGCCACCTTTTGGTGCTCCCGCTTGAACTTCTGCATTTGAAGCACCACCTCCTCTTTGTTGAATATACGCTGCTGTTGCCATAGCAGACGGTGGTTTACAACTTATAGATACACTACGAATTATTGGTCTAAATATACTCGCATCAAATTTAACAGGTGTAACACCATCTGTATGTTTTTTTGACAAATTACTATCTTCTATTGATAAAACCGCC